GAAGGAAGTGATGAAGGAAGTGAAAACGATAGCGATGAAGGAAGTGATGATAGCGACGATTGGAACACTGAATATTCGGACAGCGATTGTGATGACAATGACGGTATATTTGCGTATATCGATAACTTTCCAGTTCAAATGATATGTCTCGAAAAATGCGATGGGACAATGGACGAACTATTTGAACGTGATTTAGTAAATGATGAGTGCGGGGCATCGGCATTAATGCAGGTTATTATATCACTTCTTACTTTTCAAAAGGTGTTCAATTTCACCCATAATGATTTGCATACAAATAACATCATGTTCATAAATACAGACATAGAGTTTTTATATTACAAATATAACGGAGACCATTATAAAGTTCCCACATACGGAAAACTGTTCAAACTTATTGATTTCGGTAGAAGCATTTATAAATTTAAAGGGCATTTATTTTGTAGTGATAGTTTTGCTAAAGGAGGTGATGCAGCAACCCAGTACAATTTTGGACCTATATTGAATCGTAAAAAACCTACAATTGAACCCAATTACAGTTTTGACTTATGTCGTTTGGGTACTTCCATTTATGATTTTATTATAGATGACGAACCTGTAGACAAAATGAGTGAACTGCAAAAGACCATTTATAGATGGTGTTTGGATGATGAATCGCGTAATGTATTATATAAGAAAAACGGTGACGAAAAATACCCCGACTTTAAACTGTATAAAATGATCGCCAAAAATGTACATAAACATACACCTGAAAATCAACTCGAATTCCCATATTTCAGCCAGTTTAAGATTAAAGTTCCACCACCAGATGTGAGCATTATCGACATAGATGCGATGCCTTGTTACGCAAATTAATGACTATACAACAAATGATAATATACAATTATATTATCATGTTTATTAGAACTCGGGTTCTCCTGTAAATGCTTGAGTAGACGGAGAACCAGAATACTCTCCAGCACCTATCAATTCCGCAATAGGTCCACCCATATGAAAGAATAAGAATAATACAACAAACACACAACTTGCTACTACAAGTGTGTCACGAACTGTATGTTTAAGGGCCTGTGTCTCTTTTGTTACATATTTGCTCTCCATTATTTTAAGTAAAAAGTAAAAAATGGATATTACAACTGTCAATAGAAGAGGTTTTTCCATGTCGTTATAATAAAATACAGAATATTATTATAACATTTATTACGCATTATTATAGTAATTCTACAACATCATTAATGAGCACATCGCTATTATCATTCGTTCCTGATGTCTTCTTCGTCATATCCAATATGTCCATTTCACCTAAATCGATGTTATCTGTGTGTATTTGAATTTTATCATCTAAATCTTCTTCTTCTTCCAGTTGTCTCTGAATCGCACGTTCACTACTAATCTCTTCCAATCGTTCTAATGATTTTGGAGCACTGACATCGCTTGTATTTCCCGTTTCTGAGTCCATAACATTGTCATAGTCGTTGAATGTTAACTTTGTCACAACCGGTTCGTTATCGGCATCCTTGATTGTTGGGACCTGTGGTGGAGGCTCTTCTGCTTCAATTTCATTGGACATTGTCTCTTCTGTCTTCTCTTTATCGGACTCTTTGGATTTATCACCTTCATCATCTTCTTTTACGTCTTCTATAATAACCTCTTCTTCTTGTTCTATGCTCTCATCCATATACGCCCTGATAATATCTTCTGTAGGTATGCTTTCACGGATAGTTTTTAGGATACATTCTTGCACTATACATTCTAACTCGCGATTATTTTTTTGGGTTGTCAATGGCGATATGTTCTTTTCGAATAGGTATACATTCTTATAACATGCACGTGCTACGTGAATGTATAATTTATGTAGGAATGTATCCAAATTTGGGACAGCTACATCTATTTGCTTTTGTTTGTTTCCGACACGTATACAGGTTAGAATCTTTAATTGTATAATATGAACACACGTAATAAGGTCTTCGAGATAATTGCACCCACTTCGTTCAATTATTCGCTTTTTCTCTTCATCTACGGTTACAGCGTTCCATTTTGGAATGGCGGATAGCATATTCTGAAATGTCATCAGATACTTGCCGACCTCTTCGTTTTCCATGCATATTTTCCACGATTCATTAAATATCGAATTTATACCCTCTACCACCAATGGTGAAAATATACTAATCAGTCTACCACACCATTCGTTTCTAGACTCATGTAAATTGGCTACTTCGAAGTCGTCCATATAAAAAAATATAACATTAATAATGTCTAAATCTAACGTATTACATAATTTTTATTTTATGTATATCGTTTATTTCTCGTTTGTATATGAAATTCAATACACTAAATAGTATCATCTTTTCACATCTAAATTCCGGCTTCAGTTTAAGATATAAAACCTCTATTGTGCTTTTTTTTAGGGCACTGAAACATCCACTCATCTTTACCTGGTCTATTATATCTAAACAAGAGTATCCATTATTATATATGTTTTCGCAGTATTCCATCATATTTATTTGGTCATTCGTGGTTTCACTCTCCATATCAAGCGTCAACTGATTTAACATTTCGCATATATATTTATTTTTTGTCTCTGTAATGGGTTTGATATTCATTACCGAATTTAAATACACCTGGTTTAGATTTATTAATTTATCACCACATAAATATTCCGAAACATATATTTCACAAAATCTCGATAATATTGGATTCAATAATTTATGTTTATTTTCGACAATCATGAAAAAACGGGTTGTATTCGTAAATAATTCTATACAACGACGGAGTGCAGACTGAGCATCATTGGTAAGGTGGTCGGCGTTTAACATTACAATTGTTTTGAAATACACATTTGCACTGGTTTCTAGGTTCGCCTTAGCAAAGAATTTCAACTCGTCTCGTATGAATTTAATGCCCTTGCCATGTGAACAATTCACAAACATCACGTTGGTTTTTATCAATATACGGTCATTCTTATAAATTTTATTAATAAAATCGTTTACAATTGTCTTTTTACCTGTCCCTGACGCACCATGAAATACTATATTGGGAATCTGATTATTCGTGTAGTAACTGTCCAGTTTATCATAAATGTCTTTATGTATTTCGATGTGGTCTGTCTTCATATTTGATTAATAGTATGTGTAAGTTTATATATTTATTTCTTGATTGTTTAAATCGTACATAAACTACGTAGAAAAACAATCTAAAAATGTCCCGTTGTATTATAGTAGAAGTAATATGTTCTCGTTTATGTCATCATTGGTAAGAAAAAAGACAGACAATGTTAACACAGTATACAGCATTTATAATGCCAAAAAGAATGAGAATGGTTTTACAAACGAGTCTCAGGAGATTACATTCATTACAAGTGCGTTAATAAATTGTGGTTTAGAAGATGTGACTTCCATAGACGCAAAATGGCAAATATATGTGCAGAATCCACCATTATGCCGAGTTTCGGATACACAAATGTATTTGAGTTTTCTGGTAAGCCTCGTCGTCAAACACCATGAACACAACGATACTTATGAGGTATTGGATGACTAGCAATAGTAGTAGGTAATCGTAATATAATCTAAACTGATTATATTATGAACGATTTAAGGAATTATGACAAAGGTTCTCCTGTGTATGAATTTTATCGAGAGATGCACAAGAACCAAACTTATGGTTATGTTATGGAAAAAACAGAATGTTATAAAAAATCGTATAATCAACGCATTACGGTTGGACGGGTTCTCTCTATGATGGATGATTTTATAGACCCCAGTGACCCCGACACAGACGAGATGAATTCCGTGCACGCATATCAAACAGCAGAATCCATTCGTTTAAAATATCCGAAAGATACTTGCTTACAAGTATGCGGTCTAATACACGACCTCGGTAAGATTTTATTTTCTTTCGGTGAACCTACATGGGCTGTCGTCGGAGATACATATGTTGTGGGTTGTCAATTCCCCGAATCCATTGTATGTTATGAAACAATGAAAGAGAACCCCGATTACAATAATATAGTATATAGCGACCCAATTGGTGTTTATAAACCAAAATGCGGATTAGGCCTACTTAATATAACCATGGGACACGATGAATATTTATACAGTGTTTTACAACGTAACGAGAACCACAGATTCCCTGAAAAATATCAAGATATTATCCGATTTCATTCCCTGTATCCATGGCATACAGGAGGAGCATATAGACATTTGATGATACAGGAAGATTATGATACTTTGAAAGATGTAATCCAGTTTAACGAGTTCGACCTATATTCGAAGGCTGACAAAACATTTATCGTAACTGATGAAATAAAACAATATTATAATGGATTATTAGAACAATTCTTTCCTGACCCACTTAATTGGTAAACAAATATATATATTTTACATATTTGTTTATCTAGATTACGATACTCTTCTCGTGTCCGACCCTCAACTTCACATTTAACATTACCTTGTGACCTGCCTTCTGGATATTTTTACAAAAGGCAACATCCTCACTCATGATGTCGCGTATTGTCACACCTTTGTCTCCGGTAATTGTAGTCGACTCCCCATCGAAATACGGGTATCTCATTAAATCGAGAACCTCTTTACGCATACCAAAAAAACCCATACCAGCATATGCTACCTCACGGAATTCCTCTGCCTCGTTCTCCTTCTTCCACGTCTCCAAATCCTCTACCTTCATAAATTCAAATGAACCATTCTTCTTGAAGAACTCAGTATCCCACTTCTCTACTACTGGCAAGTGTGAGAGATTTGACATCCGGTAACATCCGGCAACTACAGAATTCTTCTCAAGAGAGTCCAATAAACTGAAGAATTGCTCTGGGGCGAATACCTGGTCACTATCGATGCTTACCCAGTAATCATATGGCTCTCCATTAAATGGCTTCTGGTCAATGCCGCGTAATACATTCAGTCCCAATGTTTGCATACGAGCAAATGAAACAAAACTGCTTACACCAGGGGAAACAACCAATTGGTATTTGTTTGATTCTAGAATGGCATTCATAGTAGATAACAATGACATCATAAATGCTGAAGAAAATGAATTTCCCGGAAGAGCAAGAATCACCTTCTTCTTAACCGCAACTGACTTGTCGACTCCACCAGACGAGTCGGATGGAGGGACAGGGGGAGTATCAACTACAACAGTATCGTTTCCTACTTTCTCTTCAATCGTCATATCCATGGTATATGATAATTGTAGAGACAATTCTTTAATATATTAATTTATAAATCATTTCTTTACTATTTTCACCTGTTTTGTAAAGCGAAATCTTTCATGATACATCGTTTTTCGTTTTAAATTACACGACAAACACGATATTTCTACATTATCAGTATTGTGTCCAAAGTCATTATTCAATCTCTCGACGGACCATTGATTCGGTGACCTAACCACTTTATATAATACAAATACATCACATCGACAATAGTAACAATTCAAATCGCTTTCTAACAATTTGTTTGTAATAAACTCCTCATCTATAAATTTAGTTTCGTTATACTTCTCTTTTTTTATATCCTGACTTTTATACCCCGATATCTTTTTTCTGATTTCGCTACACATTAATGTGTATATTATATCTTCCTTATTTTGATTTTTTAAAACGTTGTGCTGTTTTTCGCTATTATAATCATCTTCAGATAATACCCAACGTTCGTCGTCTATTATCTTTCTGTCTCGAACCTCCTTTTTGTTTAATATAATTAGCCGATTTTCAATCGTTTTTGTTTCATTATCCATGTAATAAATCAATATATAATTTATTTGTGAAGATAACGTTTTATATGTTTACATAAAAAACAAGATAAACACTTTGATGTAGATATACATATAAAGACATTCAGTGATAAATATGTTTTCTAATAATGAACCCAAGAACGAAGATGCTACAGCTGCTACAGCTGCTACAGCTGCTACAGCTGTGGATAATAAAAAAGATACAAAATCTAAAAGCACATACCAATTATATAATGACAACAAACCTGACCTGTATAATAGTGTTACTTCTACCAATATTGATGAAATATTGGAAAACGAGAAGAAACACAATATCAATGAGTCATGGAATAAGTTGGATAATATAATTAAAAAAACTAAGTTGCACACATATGCCGAAAAGTACGGGACTGACAATGCTCTAACCGACAAAGAGGTTAAACAGTTGAAAACGTTCTTTACTGAATCTTTACGCAAAAATAAGATTAAAAAAACTAAAGATGTAAATTATGACAAAGATGACGGAATTGTTTTAGATATTCCATCATTAAATTTTAATAAAATTAACAGGAATTTCACACTAAAAATTACAGATTCTAAGAGGATATCCACACTTAAATCTCTCACGCCCAAGCGAACATCTACCAAGGTTAAGCCCAAGATTAATGATAAAATTGAAACTGAAAATAAAAACGTTTAAACATAACAAACACAATATACTAATACAGTAAATGAACCATGACGATTCCAAAATTGACACCGAAAACTCTGATGATTACTACTACTACTGTGCCGAAACCTCTGATGATACTACCACAGAGACTGCCAATGATACTTCCTCAGAGACTGCCAACGATACTTCCTCAGAGACTGCCAACGATACTTCCTCAGTTGATTCAGTCAATGACGATTTTACACTCGACGCGAATGAACACAGTTGCCTCACAGAAACGATCCATTCGCTAATTTATGATATACTGACAGACAACCCCATGTCTTTCTCGAAACCACAATTTAACGAGTGGTTATCTAGCAATGTATCAGAACTTTTAATCGATGATTGGATAAATGGTAAACTTATTTCGGAACAGTGTGATACTGATGAGATTAACAACACAATCGATGACATTATATATGATTTTCTCGACAACAACGAAAATAACATACCCAATCGGTCGCTTTACGATACACATGTACCCAGTGTTTTGAAACACGAATTTATAGATCATCAATTGGCATATCTCACTGCTCTCCCACAACCAGAACAGAAGACTGATGAATGGTATAACTTTCGACACAATTTGGTTACCGCCAGTAATATTTGGAAAATATTTGCTTCCAATGCCCAAAGAAATAGCATCATGTATGAGAAGTGCAAACCCCTTAATAATGGCGATGTAAGTAAAAGTAATAATTGGCATTCTACTGGAAGTCTACAATGGGGAGTGTTATACGAAGCCGTTTCGATATTGCTATACGAGCATTTATATAAAACAAAGGTCTCTGATTTCGGGTGTATTCAACACCCAAAATACAAGTGTATCGGTGCTTCACCCGATGGCATCAATACAGACCCTAGCTCCCCTCTATACGGACGCATGTTAGAGATCAAAAATATTGTAAATCGCGATATAACCGGAATTCCAAAGGAGGATTATTGGATACAGATGCAGGTTCAAATGGAAACTTGTAACTTGGATGAATGTGATTTCGTCGAGACGCGATTCAAAGAGTACGAGAACGACGATGACATGTTTTCAGAAACGGATTTAAGACAGAAAGGTATCATTTTATGTTTCATAGAAACAGGCATTTCCGATTCGAAACCCACCTACATATATAGCCCAATTGACATGACGTTTACAAGGGAAACGGTAAATAAGTGGGTCGCGAACGAATACGTTGAACTTGGTCCAAAATATGAATACCATTATCGCAAATGTTGGTATCTCGACCAAATCTCGTGCGTCCTTGTTCAACGAAATCGCATGTGGTTTAATGCTGCTGTTCCGATTGTACTTGAAACATGGAAGGAGATTTTGAAAGAGAGAGTTAATGGGTATGAACACAGAGCCCCGAAAAAGAGACAATTGTCTGGTCCATGTATATTTATTTCAAATGATGACACTGTAACTACCACTCGAACCATACATAATCTTAAAGCAAATGCTCCCATTTCCGTTGTTCGCATCAATTCGTAAATTTCTATATTTAGAAAATGATATAGAAATTTTTTCTTATATATTCTATAAGTAATACCAGATTATTATGACAACTCAAAATGATGGAACAGAGAGAGAAATGACGGTAACCAAGCGCAATGGTGATGTTAAAGACGTCTCATTTGATAAGATTCTTCGCAGAATCAAGGTTTTGGGAAAAGAGGCAGGATTAACCATCAACTACACTTCGCTCGCCATGAAGGTCATTGACCAACTCTTCGATGGCATCTCTACCACGCAAATTGACGAATTGAGTGCCGACCAATGTGCATCTCTTTCATCTACCCACACAGATTATAATATTCTGGCAGGGCGTATCGTGGTTTCTAATCACCAAAAAAACACCTCTGCTCTATTCACGGATGTTGTTTCCGCTCTATATAAATTCAAGGATAAGGGAGGACTACACTCACCTCTAATTGCCGAACATGTATACCAGCTCTCCTTGACACATGGAGACATTCTCAATGAGATGTGCGATTATAACCGCGATTACCTGGTCGATTATTTCGGATTCAAGACATTAGAGAGAGCTTACCTCATGAAGGTTAATGGCGTTATTGTCGAACGACCGCAACATATGTGGCTTCGTGTTTCAATTGGCATTCACGGTGACAATATTGACGCAATAAGAGAGACATATGACCTTATGTCACAGAAGTATTTTACACATGCCACCCCCACACTATTTAATGCTGGAACGCCTCGCCCCCAATTGAGTTCATGTTTTTTACAAGCAATGGAATCTGACAGCATTGAGGGTATCTATAATACACTTAAGGATTGTGCACTTATATCTAAGTGGGCTGGGGGAATCGGGCTTCATATCCATAATGTCCGAGCATCAGGAAGTCATATTCGTGGAACAAATGGTAGCTCCAATGGTCTTGTTCCCATGCTACGTGTGTTTAACAATACAGCAAAATACGTTGACCAGTGTCTGGATAAGCAAACCATTATTTACACAACTGACGGTCCTATTGAAATTCAACATTGCTCATCGGGCGAAACCGAGATATTCAACAAAAATGGGACAACCGAAGTGATTCAAAATGTATTAGAGCACGCATACAATGGACCTATGTTGGAAATCGAAACAGCACACTCCCTTAATAATATGAAGGTTACACCCCAACACCCCATCTATGCCTTGTGTGACCAGAAAAAGGGTCTTAATTATAGTGTTATTAAAAACCGGATTGATAAAGGTCTATCCAAGTATGAATGGGTCGATGCAGGTGAATTAACCGAGGACGATATGATGGTATACCCTATTCCTGATTATAATAAGGATATTGCTAGCATTTCAGAGGAGGATTGCTATATGTATGGCATAATTCTGGGCGATGGTTGTGTGGACAATGATAGAGAAACAGGATATGTTAGTCTTCATGCTGTTGATAAATTGCACATTCAAGAATTCATTACTACTTATCTCGATTCCAAGTTTATTACATACTCGGTAAAAACAGCGGATAATACCACTCGGGTTCGTTGGAATCGTAACGTATCTTTACCATTCAAATATAACGATTTTTATGATTCAAATAAGACTAAGAGGGCACTTCCGAAGTGGCTTAACCTGCCCATTGAGAAAAGCAAGCACATTTTACGTGGTCTGATTGACACGGATGGTTGTAAAGGAGAGAAAGAGCTTGTTTTTGATACTACGTCTACCAACCTCATGGAAACAATTCGCTTCTTATGCTTACGCATGGGCATTTTGACCAGTGGGTACATTAGAGACCGCATAGGTGAATCGCACGTTACGTCGGCTGGGAGATATATTGAGAACAAAAAGATCAGCTATTGTGTTAGAATTCCACGCACATCCGATATTTGCACTCTTTTGGGTGACGAGTACGATGATAAGCAGTTTTTCAAGTTTTTTAAACATGACAATTTTATGTTAACTCGGGTCAAATCTATTGCGAAATACGAATACGATGGTCTATTATACGACCTTCAAATGAAGGATGAACACAATTACCTCATTCATAACGGGCTTGTTCATAACGGTGGTGGACGAAGAAATGGCAGTTTCGCAATCTATCTTGAACCGTGGCATGCTGACATTGAGATGTTTCTTCAAATGCGCAAGAATCACGGTGATGAGGAACTCAAGGCACGTGACCTCTTCTACGCCGTTTGGATTCCCGACCTCTTCATGGAACGCGTTAAAGCCAATGGCGATTGGACACTTATGTGCCCCGATGAGTGTCCTGGTCTCGCCGATGTATACGGCGAGAAGTTCAAGGAACTTTACACCAGTTATGAGGTAGCAGGAAAGGGACGAAGCACGGTCAAGGCACGGGATATTTGGTTTCAAGTTCTCGACGCACAGATGGAGACTGGAACGCCTTACATCTTATATAAGGACGCATGTAACGAGAAGTCTAATCAGAAGAATCTCGGGACAATCAAGTCCAGCAATTTGTGCACGGAGATTGTCGAGTATTCAGATAAGGACGAGACCGCCGTGTGCAATCTCGCCAGTATTGCTCTACCCACATTCATAAAGGACGGAGTTATGGATTTTGACAAACTTCACGCTGTCACCAAAATCATTACTACCAACCTCAATCGCGTTATCGACATCAATTATTATCCCATCGAGAAAACACGACGCAGTAATATGAGACACAGACCCGTAGGTATTGGCGTTCAGGGTTTGGCAGATGTCTTCATGATGATGAATGTGGCATTTGACAGCGATACGGCATCCAAGGTCAATAAGGACATTTTCGAGACCATTTACCATGCTGCTCTCGAGAGGTCGTGCGAAATGGCACAGAGTGAAGGAACATACGAGACTTTTCCCGGTTCACCTGCCAGTAAGGGCATCCTTCAATTCGACCTATGGAAGGTCGACCCAACCAATGACAGATATGACTGGGATGGTATGCGAAAGGACATTGTTAAGCACGGTCTCCGCAATTCACTTCTTGTGGCACCTATGCCCACCGCTTCCACTTCACAGATTTTGGGATATAATGAGTGTATCGAGCCCTTCACTAGTAACATTTATAACCGCCGTACAATAGCAGGCGAATTCATGCTCACCAATAAGTATCTGATGAAGGACCTAATGGATATAGGACTTTGGAGCGATGAGATTAAGAATAATATTGTCGAAAATAAAGGTAGTATTCAACAAATCAAAACCATTCCCGAGGAGATGAGGAATAAGTATAAGACCGTTTGGGAACTATCCATGAAGAAGTTGATTGATATGAGCGCAGACAGGGGTGCGTTCATCTGTCAAAGTCAGAGTCTCAATCTATGGTTAGAAGACCCCAACTATAATAGTCTTACCTCCATGCACTTCTATTCGTGGACTAAGGGTCTCAAGACGGGCATTTATTATATGCGCCGTAGAGCACGTCATCACGCACAGCAATTCACCATCGAACCCCAGAATCGAACTGAGATTCAAGCAGAGGAGGAGGCGTGTGAGATGTGCGGTTCATAAAAAGTATTATTTATCTAAAAATATATATACACGAATAGTATATATATTATAAATGCCAGTTAAATTGATCATGTTAGGCGATACTTGTGTTGGTAAAACCTCTTTTGTTAGTAAATATATTAATCATACTGTACCCAAAGTCCATAAATCGACAATTGGGGCAGCAATGTCTTCGAAACAAATTAACCATAATAGCACATCATTTAATCTTCATATCTGGGATACAGCAGGACAAGAACGGTATAGCTCATTAACCACATTATATTATAAGAGCTCAAATATAGCAATTATAATGTACGATATTACAAATCCAGAGTCTTTTATAAAGGCACAAAATTATATTTGTAGTGTGAGAGAAAAAGGACCTGATGATATTATTATGGGTTTAATCGGCAATAAAAGTGATATCGCAATATCTGACCCAGAAAAACGCGCCATACCATATTCCGTGGGTAAAGACTGTGCAGATACACATGACATTTTATTTGCCGAAACTAACGTATTTAATGATAATGATGTTAAATGTGTATTTGGTATGCTCATAGATCAGCTGCCTGAACACGCTTTATATCCAGATAGAGGTGAAGATGAGGCATTTCTTGATAATATAATGAACTGCAAACGTGTCGAACAAAACGATTGTTGTACGATTGTTTAAAAAAAATACTATGCTTTGAATTAATTTCAAAATATAATATTTGCGAGCATAAGGAAAAAACACAATCTGGATTCATTCTTGTTAAATCTGAAAATGGACATTTTTAAAATGTCCAAATCTCAAAAAATTATTCCATCTATAACGGTGTTTTTTATGAAAAGTTGATTCAAAGCGTTATGCTTTAATTCGTATTTTAATTTGAAAAGTTTGACTGTGTAAGGTTTTTTATTTTTAAATGCGCATTGTTTAGGCGTTTTTTTTGTCATTCATGTATAGAATGACAAATAGTTCCAAAAAAACGCCGAAAAACGCCACGAGCTACGACTGTATTAAATGTTCATTTAAATGTGGTAAGATTAGCGATTACAATCGCCATATTAACACTGCAAAGCATAAAAGAATGACAAATAATGACGCGAACGCACAAAAAACCGCCATATTACATATATGCGAATGTGGTAAAAAATACAAGTTTCGACAAGGGTTATATAGTCATAAGCAAAAATGCAATGTAGGTGAAACTAAAAATGCCACAATTGTTTCAACGGAAGATGATAAGAATGGTAACCCAGATAATAACAAGGAATCGTTAATTCTCACATTAATCACCCAAAACAAAGAACTTATGAATATGTTGGTAAATAAACAAGAAGAAACGATGGAATTGCTTACCCAAAATAAAGAAATGCAACAGACAATTAAAGAAATTATACCGAAAATAGGAAACAATAATACTACCAATACTACTAATAATAAATTTAATCTACAAGTATTTCTCAATGAGGATTGTAAAGATGCTATCAACTTTTCTGAATTTTTAGAGAGTATACAAGTTACAGTAGAAGACTTAGAGAATCAAGCCCAGCTTGGTTATGTTGGGGGCATCTCAAACCTTTTTTTAGAAAACATGAAAGAATTGGGAGTAAACAAACGACCTCTTCATTGCACCGATAAGAAAAGAAACACGTTGTATATAAAGGAAAACAACGAGTGGGATAAGGAAGGTTCTCAAGACCAACTCTTACATGGAATTAAAATAGTTACCGGAAGAGCTCATCAAACTCTATGTGATATGAAGGAGGAGAACTCGGAAGAATATTCTGATATGGATTCTGATTTTTCAAATAAATGTATAAATATCCAGAGAAACTTACTTCCGGTATTTCCGAGAGAAGCAACATTCGGAAAAGTAATTGATTCAATTTCAAATGGGTCAGTAGTT